CATTAAATATATTTTACAAATACAAAACTTTTTGTTAGTTGTATTTTACATTACCACTCTTTAATTAGGGTGGTTTTCTTTTTGCATTGGGCGGGAATCAAATAACCATCAAATAAGCAGCCCTTACGAACAGCGGGTTTCGGGTCAATGACCGATATTTATTAGAATAAAATCAAATAGTACTTCTCTTAGTTAAGGTTGTGGCAGAATCCTTTATTAAGCCGCTTCCTTAGTTAATTTCCCCATCATATAAAATAAACCTCTTGACTTTGTCAATCACAATGTACTTTTGTGTATCTTTGGGGGAACCTTAAAAGGAAAATGATATGAGTACACCAAAAAACCCTAACGCATTTCCATTAGCAAGCTACGCAATAGAGAGGGGTAATATGCGAGAAGAAGATCACCCATCAGGAATGAGTTTAAGGGATTACTTCGCAGCCAAGGCAATGCAAGGAATATGTTCAACTTTTAGTGGGCAAGAAGATATTATTTACACTCACCGAATAGCGAAAGATAGCTATGATATTGCAGATGCAATGCTAAAAGCGAGAGAACTTTAACCTTAAATAACTATGAACGGAATAACAAAATTAATAAACGCAGCGGGGAGCATCGACCTGAAAATCGACCTCAAATACAAGGTAGGCAGATTAGAGCATATCCATTATAGGGGAATTTCAGAGGATATAGACCCCGAATTATTCAAGAAGATAATGGAGGTCGTGAAAGCTGACTTGGAAAAACAATACCGTGAGGACATAAACTATTTCGACAACTAACCAAACCTTAATATTAGACACTATGACATTACAGAAAATAAAAGAAGAATACGCGAAAGAACAAGGCTCAGATGATTGGTCAACTTTTGAAGCAGACGAAGAAATCCATTTTGATATTGATAATCTTCTAAGATCAGTATGGGAAACAGCCTTAAAAGAAGCTTCGGAAAAAACACCTAGTTTGTTTTACAAAAATTCATACGGGAAATTAACGTCAGGCGTTTATGCTGATGCAGATGTTCAACCAGAATGGGATGAACATAAACAATCAATACTTGAAACCCCTTTAGACTAAAGACTATGAAAGACTACACCAGCTTAGAAGAATTATTGACATTGGGCAAGTTCCGCTCAATGGGCAAGAAAGAGCTTAAGGAATTTATTTGTACAGGAATTACCGCGCACGATTACGATAAATTAGAAGGAAAAGGGCGTAGGGAAAAAGCCAAGAACCTGATGCGAAGATGGGCAGTAGAAAGCGTACATGAAAAACTTGAAAATGCCATTCGTAGATCATTTACATTTCCAGACTTTACCCCAATACCAGACTTTACCCTGACACCTGATTTATGCCTTGCAGGATTAAAATCAGGAATACGCCTTGAATATGTAAACCCTCATAAATACGAATGGATGGGCGGAGAGGTCAAAGCAAGATGCAGTGACGAAAGACCCGAGGTTATGGTAGATAAAAAAGGGAACATCCACCCAATGCCTAAAATAAAAGACCCTATGGACGAGGTATTGCCACTTAAAAAAAGAACTCTTGGGGAAATACCAAAATTAGGAAAGCCTAGAATAAATGTCATTCCTAAAACAGATATCAAGGTAGATGTTATATTCAAAGGATGGGCAGAAACACTGCGAGAAGAAGCAAACGAAACTTTAGAAATACTTAAATCAAAAACTCCCAACACTATGAACAAAGAGATCATCAAGTACAAACTGACCAATGAAAATCATAAAGAAGCCGTAAATAAAATAGTAGGACTTCTTCACTCAGGCAAATATTGGAGATTAGAAAGCACCTTCCCTGCCGATTGTATTCCGATAGAAAAATTAAAGAAATTAGGAATCTTAGATTTGTTCTTTACCCATGTCTATAAAGAAGAAGTGGCATTGGAAGTAGGGAAATGGTATAAATCACCTAAAGGCTCGTTGTTTTGCTATCAGAAAGGAAATGCTTGCTACGGTTTTCATTGGGAAGATGGTTGGAATGGTGAAAGATGGACTTGGAAAAATAACAAAGGCTTGATTCCCGCCACTAATAAAGAAGTTGAAACCGCCTTCGCTGCTGAGGTAATTAAAAAAGGGTATAAAAACGGAGTGAAGTTTTATTCGGCATCTAAAAACAGTAAAGAAGCAATTGTTTTCAAAGGTGATACGGTTAAAATTTATGTAAAATCAAACGAAATTTTTTGTGGTTCAGGATATGGCTTGATATTTTCAGACGGAAATTGGGCAACAATAATCACTCAAAACACCCTTCCCGAGATAAACGGCTATCAAGGAGTAGATAATGGAGGTGGTTATATAGAATACGGATGCTTTTGCGTGGATAAAGATTTCATTATGAGTATGGAATCTATCAACATCACCTCGTTCAACCTAAAAGTGGACGGAGAGAAAATAAAGGTTTCCAAAGCGCAGACCAAACAACTGTTCAACTACCTAAAGAAGTAAAGTATGGATTTCTACAAATTATTCGGGTCAATCACATCATTGTTAGGTATTTCTATATCTATTGTTCTTATGTATGATCATTGGGGCGAATGGGATATAGTGAGTGGATGGATTTGCACCTCGATATGGGCACTGAATTATTTATTACTATTACACACAACAGACTAAAAACACATAGATTATGAGCAATTTCAAAGACATGCTATCTACGCTAAACATCCCACAAAAGGTATTTTCAAAGGAAATAGGGATTACCTACGGGAGTTTTCGGACAATGACCACGAAGAACAAATTAAAGATGCACATTCCCTCCTGGATGAAGGCTTTTGCACTTGGAGTACGTGTAGGACAGATGAGCGATAGGTATATTGATGTTACTAAATACGAAGGGGAATGAAAATAGAAGAATTTAGGATTGGGAATTTAGTGGAAGTTAATGACAAAATAGTAATTGTAGACGGAATTAGAAATCTTAATTACCTCTACATACAAGATGTAGAAAATCCAGTATTACTAAAATGCGCCAAACCCGTAGCATTGACCGAGGATTGGTTGCCAAAGTTAGGATTTGAATATTACGAACCATTGAACCATTACAGGATTGTAATCAATGATATTTGGTACAGTGTCACTCTTAATTATAAAGGATTGGATGGATTTTGGTTTTCATTTGTAAATTTAAATGTGGATGAAACACAGGAAATGCCGATGAAGAAAGTAGGATTTGTCCATAAATTACAAAACCTATTTTTGGATATATCGGAAGTAGAACTTGAGTTTTACGCCCAATGAAAATAAAAGAACAATGGATCGTGGAATACAACGACGATTACACATTATTGACATTGACCGAGAACAATGGGTATTTCTTGGGCTACCAAACGGACAGGTATTGCTTTTTCGAGGCAACCACAAGACTTGCCAAAGAACTCATCTCTAAGATGGAACTTAAACAAGTTAATTCCGCCCAATGAAAACTATGGATTCAAGAAAAATACTCTACCCAAAAGGAAAGAACGACGAATGTTACACGCCTAATTATGGGGTAATCCCCATTTTGAAGTACATCCCCGAAAATGCGGTAGTATGGTGTCCCTTTGATACGGAAGAAAGCGAGTTCGTAAAGGAAATAAGCAAGACCAACAAGGTTATTTTCTCCCACATAGACAACGGAGAGGATTTCTACCGCTTTGAGCCAAACGAGCCTTGGGACGTTATCATATCGAACCCGCCGTTCACCGCTAAAAGGAAGATATTCGAGCGTGCACTTTCATTCGGACGCCCATTCGCTTTGATAATGAGCAATACGTGGCTCAATGATTCCGCGCCTAAACAATTATTCAAGGAAAAGGATTTGCAGTTGTTGATGTTCGACAAAAGGATGAAATATGACGACAACAACAAAATCACTTTTTCGAGCAGTTATTATTGTTATGATTTTCTACCGAAACAAATCATCATGGAAAACCTAGACCCCGCCCAATGACAGACAAAGAAATATTCGACAAGCAAGTCAAATTCGCCAAGGAAAACGGAATATGGAAGGACATTATCATCATGAATGGAGAAATTGCCGTTTATAGAGGTATTGACCATCGGTTAATGAACAGAATGATAGACATTGACCCGAAACAAGCAAAAAAATTAGGGCATATTGAACCTAAAAAACCAAATATCCCCCAATGAAACGAAGCTGGTTGGAAATAATGGAATCAGACCCCCATATAAAGAAGAACCTCCTAAGTTTAAAAGCGTTTTGCTACGATATGACCGCAGAGGAAACAGAAACCGAATACGAATTAAAACTTAAACAATCAAAATTATGAAAACAGGTGATAAACTTTGCATTGAAGGCTTGCACTCGGACGACTTTATCTATACAGAAAACGGTAAACAGGTCGATGCCAAGTTTGAAGAAACCGAACCTGGAAATTATTTAATAACAATACTAAAACCCTCTAAAAATGGAAAATAACAAATTACCAAAGATGCTAGAGTTGCAAGTTCGCCAATTATTGACCTACCGAAATGACCAATACGATAAAGTGGGATTAGATGATATGAGAAAAGAACTTCTTGCAAGAATAAAACACTACAAAATACAAAAAGCTGAATTTTTGGTACGTGAAAACGATAGAAAGGAATTGCAGAAATGGGCAACTGAAAATAACATAAAACTCGAACAAAATGGAAAATAGAGCAATCATATCCAATTTACCCCTGAACAAATACCATAAACTGCTCGCCATTGAGCGGGATTTCGATGCCGAAGTTGAGAAAGCGGTTTCGGCCACTGAAAAACACTACGAGCAAGAAAGCAAACGACAATTAGAGGAAATCGAAATCCTCTCCAACAAATGCATCGAATACGATAATGAAGTTGAGCGATTAGAGCGCAACCGTTCTGTCAATTATTTGATGATATTTACAGGAATAGCCTTACTCGCGGCCTTTATTTATCACTTTTATATCAGATAAAACCTTTTTATCATAAATTAACACTAAATTTATTGGATAAATCCCCTCACAATGAGCAAAAAATCACGATACCCTGAAGGCTTAACCGAACTAAAGGACAGCTCTGGCGACCACCAAATTCGAATAGTCAGAAGCGCCAACATCACTTATCGATCCACCGAAGGCTACAAGAACAAGGCTGATATGCGCACCTCTGCCATAAACGACGCCATCGAACTGCTTTCCTACTACTCTGGATATGTTTCTGAAACCCAGAAAGCGGATTTGTTCAAAATCCAACTTGAATATTTCGACCAATGAAACTGATCCTGATGCACAAAACAATCGATTGGTTAAACAAAACAAATCGTTGGAAATTCAATGCCGAGATTGTCAAGACCAACGAACACCACATTGTTTTCAACTACCTAAAATCCGCCCAATGACAGGAAAAATGCGCCACGCAACCAACCACATTATAGAACATGTAAACGAACTATCCGACGATGAATACGCTTCTTTTATGGATGACCTGATCTGTAATTTGGAAGTTGACCTAAACCCAGAGGATGAAGATCGTGATTTTTAAACATTGACCTAAAACTAGCAAACTAAATTATGAGTCCAACAACCCCAATGACCATCGAAGAATATAAGCAGGAACAAGAAAGACTTCATAGCGGTTATGTCGAGCCGAAACGCAAGACGAATTTGCAGCCGAAGAAAAAGAAACGTAAAAAGTAGCCCAATGAAAATAAAAGCAAAACTCGTTACCTACACCGATGACAATGATGAAGATGAAGAATTTAGGGACTTCTACTTCAATGCCGAAAAAATAGACTGCTGGTACATCCCTAACAAAACAGAATTGGGAGAACTGATCAATATATTCATCTCTGGAGAGTGTTTCTCCATAAAACAGGAACCTCACATCAAGGAATATTTAATGGAAATGTTCGTGGAGCCTTCGTTGAAACAGAAACAATAAATTTACTCTCAAAAATAATCCCTATATTTGACCTCTTGATGTTTTACTTTCATATTTCTAAGGTTTCTAGCCCGTAAGTTTAAGGTTCTTACGGGTTTTTTTTGTGCCTAAAAATCACTTGCCAGATACAAGATAGGTATCATATTCTACCCAAAAACGCAATTCTACTATAAATAAAATCTATTGTTAAAGAATTATTGATACATTTACACTATGGAAACTGAAATTTGGAAAGACGTTGTTGATTTTGAGGGATTCTACCAAGTTTCCAATCTTGGAAGGGTTCAAAGTTGCGATAGAATTGTTGTTCGTAACGGGCAGGGAGATATGAATATGAAAGGAAAGATGATGGCTAAATACCAAAGCACATTTGGGTATTGTCCTATTTCCTTATATAAAGACGGCAAATGCAAAAAGACCATGGTTCATATTGTCGTGGCTCACGCATTTATCGGAGAAAGACCCTTGAAAAACGACATCAATCACATTGACGGCGATAAGTCCAATAATTCAGTAAGCAATCTTGAATACTGCACGCGTTCAGAAAATATGATCCACGCATTTCAAAGCGGTCTATGCAAAAATACCAACAAGAAACAAAAAACTGGTTTCAACGCCGTTAAATGGATGGTGATGAATGAAGAAACCGGAATATTCTATGAGTCTATTGCTGAGGCAGCACGCGCCCATTGTGTAGGAGTTGGTCGTTTGGAAAAACAACTCAAAGGAATTAGGGTTAAAAATTTGCCTTTCGTAAGGATTGAAAAAGGCGTTAACCAAGAAGGAGTAAGTTTATGAGTGAATCATCAAAACAGTTAAGTACAATCGTAGATGGTTTAAGACCTATCGATATCCGTGCAGAACTTTTTAGAAAGGGCGATTTTGATTTTGTGGTCAAAGGAAAGAACGATGCTGGGGAAGATGTAGAACACCATAAAATGAGGGAAGTACTGCAAGCACTTTGGTCTAACCAATACGAAGAAATTCTAGCGGGTGGTTCAGCAGGTAATGGAAAGAGTTGGGCTGGATGCGTATGGCTTTTATTTATGTGTATCAACTACCCTGGAACCCGATGGTTTGTTTCCCGTAACGAATTGAAAGATATTGTTGATTCTGTTTTGGTGACTTGGAGTAAGGTGTGTAGATACTACGGGTTCACCGACTGGAAGTATAATGCTGTAAAGAGTTTTATACAAATAGGGAACACCTCCCATATCAACTTTATAGAATTAAAATACAAACCATCCGACCCTATGTATGAAGATTTGGGATCCACTGAATATACGGGAGGATGGGCTGAGGAACTTTCGGAGCAAAATGAAATGGGAATTAACGTTATATCATCAAGGGTCGGGCGTCACCTGAACTCAAAATACAAGGTGAAAGGCACAATTCTAATGACCACCAACCCAAAAAAGAATTGGGTTAAAACACGTTTTTACGATCCTTGGAAACGAGGCACTTTACCGTCTAATTTATGTTACGTGCCTTCGCTTGTTACTGACAATCCGTTCATTGAGCCGGAATACGTGGATAAACTACGCAGGATGGGCGAAAAGAATAAACAACTTTATGAGCGCCTATTTAAAGGTAATTGGGACTACGAAGAAAACCCAAATGCGTTATGCGACTACCAGATGATCGAGCAGATATTTGACAACGATCACGTCGGCAACGAAAAAGACATTCATTACATCACCGCCGATATTGCCAGAATGGGTTCTGATAAAGCGGTTATTTTGGTTTGGAAAGGATGGAGGGTTATCGACATTAAAACCTATGACACAAGTGCTACCACGGAGATATCTTATACGATAAACTTATTCAGGAGAAAGTACCAAATACCAAAGAATCATATCGTAGTAGATGCTGATGGTATAGGAGGATCAATCGTAGATGAAACAGGAGCCCTTCCATTTATAAACAACGCATCAGCTATAAAAGAGAATGGCGATATGCCAAACTACCGAAATCTGCAAGTACAGTGTTTATATCATTTGGCTGATAAGATAAACGAAGGTGGGCTTTGGATTGATTGTGATTTAACGCCTGATAACAAGGAGGAAATAAGAGCAGAACTAGACCAAATACAATCACGGTTGAGTGATTACGGGAAACTGGACTGCAAACCGAAATCAGAAATAAAACAAGACATTGGACGATCGCCTGATTACAGGGATGCGCTCTTCATGAGGGTGTATTTCGATATTTTCCACACCTCGCCTTTAATTTACACAACCAAGAAAACACTTGCAGAACTCGGTATTAACTGGTAAACCCCTCGATTATGAAAAGACGCCTTCGCAACCTGTACCTGATTTTAAAATTCATTTTCACTGGACAGAAACCAATCACCCAAGAAGCCTACACCAAAAAATACCTCAAAAAATACATCAAGTCAAAAAAGAAACTCGGCTACTCTTTGGGACAACACTACAAAAAAGCACCCTCAATCAACTAAACTATGGAACTACTAGATTTACTTAAATCCTCAGACCCCACAAAAGCACTCGAGAAATTTGATGTGGACACGGCCTATGTAAACAGGATCAAGGATATCCGAAGGGAATACAACGAAACCTACCGATCCAACCGCCCTACCCAAATAGGACTTGTTCAGAAAGACAAAGAAGTAGGGGAAAAAGGTAATAGCAAGATAATCGATGCGGTTCGAGTTCCAATACCCATGATAAACAAAATCGTGCGTACAGGAACTGCCTTTGAGGTCGGGGAGCCAGTGACTATCATTCCTTTTATAAATTCAGCAAGTGAGAACAAATCAAGGAAAGAAAACAATCTAACCCGGGAGGTTTACAGATTATGGAAAGTGAACCGTATGGACACCCTGATCCAAAAAGCCATCACTTTAAAGAAATCAGAGTTGCAATGTGCCATATTGTTTTATACAAAGGACATTGACAAAAACTCGATGTTCAACAAAATGATTGGTATCAATGCCAAAAAAGAAATCAAGGTTGATCTTTTACAAAATAAAGATGGGGTAATGACCCCGATAAATGACGGATCTGGTGATATGAAAGCCTTTGCGTGGCAATTCGTCACCGAGGATGCTGACAAGGTAAACCATATCTGGATCTATACCGATACCAAAATCTACAAGTTTTCCGACGACAGCGATTCGGGTTCTATGGGCTTCATAGATAAAAAAGACCATGGCTTCAACAAGATCCCTATCGTATATCTAAATCAAGACAATCCAGAATGGTACGAGGCTGAACTTATGATAGACAGAATTGAAGTGGCAATGAGCAAACTCGCAGCGGCCAATGATTATTCAGGACACCCAATGTTGATGTTATACGGTGAAGTGGGCAGTTTACCGAGCAAGGACGCCGATGGAAAAGCCTTGAAATTCGACATGAAGGTTGACCCAAATTCAGGTAAAGCAGTCCACGGTGACGCCAAATTCTTAACGCACGACAATGCCCCGGAAGCGGTAAAACTCGAACTCGAACGATTGGAGAAATATATTTATTCACTTACTTCAACGCCTGATTTGTCTTTAGAGAATTTGAAGGGAATAGGGGATATTTCAGGAAAAGCTATACGCCTGATGTTTATGGACGCCATAATAAAGTCCAAGATGAACGAAGGAGAAAACCGAACCGCTATCGAGCGTATGATCAACGTGTTTATTTCTGGAATAGTCACCACTACTGGCACTGGATTGAAAAAAGAGGCCAACGAAACCTTTTTCGATATTAAGTTCAACTCTATATTGCCAAGTGAAATCAACGAAGATATTATCACTTATGTAGCTGCGGTGAACTCTAAAATAATGAGCAAGCAGGAGGCTATCAAGAACATTGGGTTGGCTGAGGACGTTCAAAAAGAATGGAATCAGATTCAGGAAGAAGCAAAAGTGAGCTTAGAACCTGTGGTAGCTGACACCGTTATAGACCCGACCATTGACCCGAAAAAAGTAGATGATTCAGTTGTAAAGTAATCCTTTACAACTGAAATAAATAAAAGTTCTTTGAATTGAAGATAAACGTAATAAACAAGTTAACGATAGGTAGAATAATAGTACACCTAAAATTGTCGATAGAAGTTCGTGCCTTTTATTATAAACCGTATCAGCGGTTGTGTTTATTGTAGATGTAAGTGATGACCAGAACAAAGCCTAATCCCGCAAAAGGTCATCGGCGACGGGAGCTTATCCTTCTGAAATAAGGCAAAGAACTTTTTTAATTCCATAACAAAAATCTATCAATAAAACAATTATTATAAAAAAAATCTATTGTTTAAGAAAATTTTATATAACTTTGAAGCATTATTCACCTTTAACTTAATCAAAATAACTTATGCCTGTAGAAGTAACAAGGATAAAAGGCAGATTTAAAGAACTCTTTAAAGCTGACTTGTCCACAAAAAGGCTTGACGAAATTACGGCAAGACTTAACAAGAAACTAGCTGACGATGCAGAGGATTCGGCCATTGACCTAATTCTCAACGATGCCAATGATGTGTACCCATTTGACGATATGGTCAAAGACGAACACCGCTTGGTAGCCGCTGAGAACAAAGCAAAAGCGAAGCCAGCACCAGCGCCAGCAGACACAACTACACCTCCAGCCGCTATTCCACCAGTACCACCAGCAGACGATGTCCCTTCTTGGGCAAAGACCCTGATGGATGATATCAAAGGAATGAAGGAAGGAAAAGTAACCGAGTCAAAAACACAGGCTGCCCGTACCGAGTTCGACAAAAATGAAACCTTTAAAGCATTGACCGAAAAAGGAGGAAACTTCTACTTCGGGCAGATCGATGTAAATTCAGATACCCCTGTTGCAGAACAGATATCTAATTTAGAGGAAATTCACAAAGAGAACTTACAAAGCAGAGCAGATGGTGTACCCGCAACGGGAAAACCACCTGTGAGCAAAGCAGGGGACGCGGCAAATAAGGAAATGATTGCAGCAGCGGTTGGATAATACGGCCACTGGCCAAAACAAATATTAACAATTAAACCAAACACAAATGGCAATATTAGATTTAAGCACCGTAGCAGGTGTCGAATATTCCGAGGGCATTGATGGAACAGCCATCAAGCACTATGTTCACGGGATAGAAGGTGGAGGCGTGCTCAATGTTACGGGTTTCGCAGACGCCGTGATTTACGAAGGGCACGGAGTGATCCGGGAAGATTCCACAGGGGAATACAAACCACTTCCGACCACTGGGACTATTCCAGCATCACACACTTTAGTAGGTGTGGTTAGGTCAACTACCCTTGCGTCAAAACCAGCAGTTGGAATTATGACACAAGGAACTATTAACAACAACGTCGTTAAATATCCTTTTAGTGCAGCAAACTTGCTACTATTAAAGGCTGAGGGCGTTTATAACCAAATTGACTAATGGCAGTATCTATATTTAAAGACCTTATCGCCGATTTATTTCAAGGCGTGGTCACAGGAAAATACGAGAAGATCAACGGGCAAAAAGAAGCCCCGAAATACTTCCACGATCAATACTTGACTCCCGAGTACAGTATGGATATGACCTACAATTCTCTTTCAGGGGATTACACGAGGATCGCTGCGGATATCGTTGCGTTTGACTCTCCATTACCTATCAAATCAAGAGGTTCTATCAAATCGGCCAGTGGAGAGATTCCAAAGATCGGTATGAAAATGACCTTGAACGAAAAGCAAATGAATACCCTTCGTATTATGCGAAGAACCCCAGGCGCTAAATTTGAGATGGTGAAGAAAATCTTTGCCGATACAGAGGCCGTAATTTATGGTGTGAAAGAACGTGTTGAGCAAGCCTTCCTTCTGGGATTCTCAAATTCAGGAGTTACACTGATCCAAGATACCGATAACGCAGGTTATGGTATTCGTATTGATTTCGGTGTTCCTGCTGCAAACAAATTCGGTGTAGTGACACCTTGGAGCGATCCTGCTGCCCTTATCATAGATGATTTAAAACGTGTGAAACAAAAAGCGAACGATGCTGGACAAACCCCTGATACGATGTGGTTGAACAGTGATATCGTTGCTAAGTTCTACGCCAATACTCAAATTAAAGGCTTATTTGCTTTTAACCAAGGATTTGTCGGAGCAACTATTCCTACTCTTGACGATACTCAGGTAAAAGGAGTTATATCAAGAGCTTTAGGGCTTTCCAGTATAGTCATTGACCGATCATTCACGGAACAACGTGATAAAACAAGGACTGTTTCACAAGGTTGGACTAAAGACATGGTGGTTTTAACTACTGGAACCAATGTAGGTTCATTGCCTTACTCTACTTTAGCTGAGGAAGAATTTCCACAAGAAGGTGTTCAGTATGCAAAAGCAAACGCTTACATCTTGGTCGCTAAGAATGGAACAACCGATCCTGTTTCAGAACAGACCGCTGCTTCTGCGATCGTTTTCCCTATTTTGCAGAATGTGGAATCGTTTTTCTATATCAACACTGAGGAAGCCACTGCTTCACTTGATGTTCAGACAGAAGGAAATACAGGTTACCTATACCAAGGAACTTTATACCTTAAAACTTCCGTAGTTGATGGATTGAACGCCACTAAAGAAGTTGCCACATCTACTACTTCACAATTGGATGCGACCCTTGCAGGTAAAATTGATAAATTATCTGAAGAAGGAATCGCTACGTTTGAAGCTGCACTTATCGCAGGTGGAATATAATGTATGACCAAACCTCCATATCATCACTTGAAAGCCGCATAGGTTTTGGAACGATGGATATTTCCGTGACCATTACCCCTGAGCATATCTCGGGGGGCAGTGGCCGGATCATATCTTCCTTCCACAAACTTGCGAACCTTGTGAATATATACGCCACGGTGGATAAGGACTTTATCTCAGAAGCTAATTTCAATCTGTATTTGGCACAGGAAAAAACCAATGCCACAAAACACGTATTGAACAAGGTTTTCGATTTAAATTCCCATTATGTACCGTTGACGGATTATTCCCAACTGATCTTGGACAGACCACAACTCTTTGACGAAGCAATAGGATTGACCCTTGCGATTTCGGCCATTGAGGGAATGTTGTCCACCAACAGGCACGGGAACGAGGAACGCAC